AAAAGTTTGTTTCAATAACCATACCGCCTTGCGCTTTATATGCCGCGAAACGGATTCCTTTATCGCTATCGATACTGTGATCATCTATTGAGATCCCACGACCTATTTTATTAGAGGCTTTTGTAGACTCTTCTTCAAAGATCCAAGACCTAAGTTTGCTTTTAAACCAATTAGTCATATTTTTTAGCTTCGTTAATTTTTGTAATATGATCAGCTTCGTATTTGGCCAATGCTTCACGGAATTCATCTTCACCTAATCCGTGCCATCCGCAACAATCTCCTGTAGGGCTACGGCCACAACCACATGTTCCAATCTTTTCACCTTCTTCTGGTACTCTTACTTGCATGATTTTTCCTTTGTTAATGATTATTCTTTCTTATCGCCAAACAACTGTAGTAGGCTTAAGAAGATATTGATAAAGTCTAAGTACAGAGTTAACGCACCTAATACTTCTGCGGCAGGGCTGGAATCGGTACTGACCATTTCGCGAATCTGTTGTGTGTCGTAAGCAGTTAGACCCATAAAGATTACAATGGCTAGGGCTGAGATAACCATCTGCATTACTGAGCTACCAATAAAGATATTGATTATACTGGCAATGATGATGGCAATCAAGCCAACAAACATAAATTTGCCTAGACTATCCAAATTCTTTTTAGTAAAGTATCCATAGAAACTCATAGTCCCGAACAGCACACTTGCACCCATGAACGCACTAAAAATACTGCTCATGGTATAGACAGCAAAGATTACAGCAAAGCTCAATCCCATAATAGCCGCAAAACCTGCTAACAATAGTACAGCAGTTTCTTTTGGAGGATCGTTAGCGAGAGCGTATCCGATTCCAAATACCGCCGCAAGTGGTGCAAGCATTACTACCCAATGCATCGCACCTGTAAAGAAAAACTTTACCAATTCTGGATTAGTTCCAACAAAGAAACTAACGATCATACTAACCAACGTAGCAAGCCCCATGTAGCCGTAAACACGGCCCATTGCTTGATTAATTTCACCTGCGGAACGATAATTAACAATTCCGTTATCTGTATAATTTGCACCAAACATTTTAATCTCCTTATAGATGTTTCAAAACATTTTCTGGACTAGATACACCGTATGGATCAGGATCAGTGTCACTGGATTCTGGTTCAATAAACATGTGTTCTACTAGACCGTTATTAACTACTGCGGCATAACGGCGACTACGTTTGCCAAAACCGATGGCACTCATATCAACTGTCATGCCCATCCCTTCTGTGAAGGCGCCTGCGCCGTCGGGGATAACTTTAACATTCTTAATGTTTAAATGCCGTGCCCATTCGTTCATTACAAAGCCGTCATTAACACTAACGCAATAGATTGCATCGATACCTTTTGCTCGGAAGTCAGCAAACTGTTCTTCAAAGCCTGGCAGTTGGTATGTCGAGCAAGTTGGAGTAAATGCCCCCGGCAAGCTAAACACTACTACTCGCTTGTCAGCAAATAGATCGTTGGTTGTTTTAAAAACAAAATTGCCCCCAATTGGGCAACCACCACTTGATGGTGTTTCATCTCCTTCGCGAAATGCGAATGTTACGTTTGGTATTGTCTGTGTCATTTTATTTCCTTTTATTTTAACTTGTTGCAAACTCTTGTGTTGCTATATTATTCGTCCTTAAAATCTATAATATTGCCATCTTCATCGGCGCAGAAGATACGTACTGTATTTCCTTCTTCATCTTGGATTTCGATCGGCCCCCAAATCCACCATTCAGTATCGCCTTGGTAATAATTTTTACAGTTTTCTAATTCGTAAGGAATGTTTTCCTCTAAAAACTCTCGAACTTCTTCTTCATCTTCTTTGCTAAGTCCTTCGACTTCGATATCATACCAACAACCGCCGTCATCCATATCGATGAGTTCAACATTATCAATATTGTTAATTTCGCAGTCTAACATATTGATACTGTCTTTCTTGCCATCACCCCCGGGTACTTCTGTAAACTCAAACTCTGGAGTATTGTCGTCGGAAGTTTCTACAGTCCAAGAACCCCAACGGAATCCATTAGTAACAGTTACTTTACCGTCACAATCACGTCGATGAAATGTTTCAACTTCTTGTACATTCTTTTTATGATAAGTTTTTACTGTCCAAATTGCCATTTTAGATCTCCTTATCTTGGTGCAAACTCTTGTTGCAATTTAATATTATCAAAAAACTCTTTCTTAGTATTAGGATCAGATTTAAATGCTCCTGTTAATACTGTAGTTTGAGTTAATGATGAATGTGCCATAATGCCGCGATTCTCGCAACATCCATGTACTGCTTGAATGTAGACTGCTACATTTTCTGATTCTGTTGCTCGGCTGATTTCCCTAGCAATGTCGTTGCAAAGTTCCTCCTGGAGAGTACCTCGTCTTGCACACCACTGAGCGATACGTGTGTACTTGCTAAGTCCGATGAGCTTCTGAGCGGCAATAATGCCAATATAGGCAATACCAACAACGGGTTGGTGATGATGACTACACATAGAACGAAGCTCACTTCGAACAACCAGCATACCTTCATAACGGTCCTGCGAGTCGTTTGGAAATGCTGTTGCGTCTGGTCCTGGGACATATCTGCCCTCCATTATTTCATTAAAGTACATTTTAGCCAATCGTCTTGCAGTACCTTGACTGTTAGGATCGTTTTCGCGATCAATTAACAGGCAGTCTAACACTTTTTCAAATGCTATCGTTGCTTCTTCAATTAGCTGATCTGTATGACCATCAACGTATTCGCTGATGTTATCTCCAGCCCAGAAGCGTTTACGATCACGCTTCATTTTAAAACGTAATACATCTGCTAGATTAGCTTCTTTATAATTTTTGTCATCATCGTCTTGCTGTTCTGCGCCAGCGATGATATTTTTGTATGTTACCGATTCTGTCAATTTATTCTCCGAGTTTGTGACGTGGATGTCTTTGTATTATTATACGATATTATTTAGGTTAAGTCAAGCGAAGCAGAGTATTTTTCTTCACAGCCGCATCCAACACATTCATTTGAACATCTTTGCTTTCTGCAAATTTTAGTAAGGCATTTGTGTCCTTTGGAAAACATGCTCCGGCAAAACCAAAAGAGCCGTCCGGCCCTGGAACCTGCATATGACTGTTGCCAATTCTTACATCGCTTTTAATCATTTTAGCAATTTGATTGTAATCGCAGTCGCTGGCCTTTGCCAAAGAATACAATTCATTCATGAATGTAACCTTAGTAGCCATAAATGTGTTGATAGCATACTTTGCCAAACTTGCTTCAGCGATAGTACAATGATGGATGTGTTCCAATCCACCTTGGGTTTCTTTAATAACACTTTCGGCTAGATCTCTATAGGCTTTGATACGACCACCGATGATAGCAAACTTGCCATTGGCATAATCTCTAGCGGCATTAGCGGCAGTTAAAAATTCCGGAGCATGTACAAGATTTGGGTATTTGTTGTTTAATCTAGTGTAGGTATCTGGAGGGGCTGTACATTTACTAATGATAACTCCCTCAAACTTGATTATTTCCAACTTTGCTAGAATGTCTTCCAGGATAGTAGTATCACAAGTTCCGTCATCGTCTTGTGGGGTGGGAACACAGATAAAAACACCGTCGCATTGCACTAGATCCTGGAATGGATCACGTCCCCGCGTTCTATCATTATCAACTAATACCAATTGATCTTCGTTCCAAAATGCCTGCTTAATAGCATTGCCTACAAAGCCTAATCCTATAATACCTATTTTACCCATTTTAATAATTCTCCGGCACTAAAGAAGTGCTCTTTTAAGTCTTGTGATTGTTGTTTTACTTTTGGAATAAAACTTTCGTAATTGTCCATATACTGCATAATCTTACGACACAAGTCTGGGCGATAAACAGTATATGATTGATAGTCTTCAGTCCATACACTAGGATACTTGAATGTGTCGTAATACATTTCTGTGTAACTAAGGCGGTCTGGAACCATTGGAATGGCATCTACTACAGCACCTTCATAGCAACTAATGCCTAAAGTCTCTTGTAGATTTGCACTAAACACTAATTTAGCTTCGCCTAGTAGGTTATGATATTCATTCTTGGTTAGATGTTGGTCCTGACACACAACAAATTCATATTGTGGCAAGTGTTCTTTTAGATCTCTAAAAATTTCAACTTGTTTTTCAGGAGCGATCCGATGCGGAAACAAGATAAGATCACGTTTGGGCATGTTCTTATATCCAGTTAATGTACCGTCCATATACTCCATTGGCCAGCCAGTGCGTACAATCTTTTTATACTCGCCTGATAGAATTTCGTCTAGTTCTTCTTCATACCAGGGATTCTCTGTTTGGAATCCGCCATTGAGCAATTCTCTATGGAATAGTTCAATATGAAACTTAGTGGCAAAGTAGTTGTGATCAAATGCATAAAAGAAACTTTGCTCTGCATGTCTAACCCACGGTTTGTTGCCAACAAGTCGACCTAGAAAGTCTTGAGGATCATATGAACCGGCATGCCATAGACCGTGTGTAGTTACCGCTATGCCTAGCAACTCACTCATGTATTTTAAGTTTATAATTCCCGGATGCCAAGCATCAGTAAAAATAAAGTGGTCGCCAGCATGAACGGATCCGTTGCAAAATAAACGGCCCATTTGTTCAACTTGAGCAGACTTGTATATATTGGTGCCACCAAAATTAAGAAAAGCACCAGGAGTAGTGGCTGTAGGAATATCCGTAGGGCCAGAGATAATTTGAACATGATGTCCTGCCTTTCGCAAGAGACTAGGTACATGAGTCTTCCACTGACCCGTGTACCTTGTTTCTACTGCTTCTAAATCAATTAGAAAAACGGTCATTGTTATATGGCCTTGGATTCTTACCTAGGTAAGGTTTGCGTTCTCCGTTTCCACGGTAACCTTTACCACCATTTTTCCTATAAGTGAAGTCCCTATAGGCCTTAGACTTGTACAAGTCTGCTTGGTTAAAATCGATCATCTCAAACCTACAATGATCGTGCCATGCCTCAAGATCATCAAAGATCTTACTGACGTCAGGCTTCATAGTCAGATATTTGTCGAGCCACTTTGGCTGTGCCATTTTACTATTCCTTTTAGTACTTAATGAAAGAACCATTTTCTCCGTCTTCGGAGACCTCAATCCAAATCTCACGAGCTGGATACTTTGTGGAGATAGCGTCAAACAAATCGCCTGACATCATCTCGCAACTCTT